ATAAGGTTGTCGATATTGGCAATTGGCTTCACTCATTCATGGCGCCCCAGGGAACCTCTTTCATCGAGGGGACCAAAAGCGAGATCCGCCGCACCAGTTTGCTGCGCCTTGTTGATAAAACGCAAGACCAACTCGGTTGGGGGGCTCTGTCGGGATTGAATCCGAATAACCCACCACTCGTTCAGGTCGAGCATTTCAACAGGGATGTATTGACGGTCGGTGTAATGCCCTCCTTCATGCCTGGTGTTAAGAACACAATGGGACTTGTGCAGCTCGCAAGTACTATCGCAGCGCTGACTACCCTGTCGGCGTCACGGGTCAAATGGCCCAATCCCGGCATCATTTAGATGCCTTACTAGGACAACCAAGAATGTCTAATATCGTGCTTGACTCGCTGACCTACGTCGGCGAGGGCCTCTTGAACGGCGTGAGCCGCTTTGTGGAACGCAGTGCTGGTGTGGCGCGGTACTTCCGCGTTCTCACCAACTCCGTGAACTACAACAAGACGTCCGAAAGGACGAACGTGAAGTGGAAGTTGGTACTTCCCTTCCCGTCGGCCGCCCCGGAAGAGTGTCCCTGTGACGGAACAATCCCGTACGCGGATACGATCGTGAACATCGACATTCGTGTTGATGGGCGCGCTCCCGTGGCCTACCGCGAGGACATCGTGGACGCTATCCAGTCCTTGGTCGCCACCACCCAGTTCACCGGGTCGGTGGAGTCCTTGACTCCTGGCACTTAACCTCTACCTCGTAAGTTAAACCAGAAGGAAAAGCAACCATGAAGTCCGTGAAAACCTCAGGTTTCACAGCTGGCACGCGCGGGCCCACCCGGACAAAGTCCGGAGCCCGCAAGGATAAGGTGAGCAAACCTGCTCGTCCTCCCTTTGTGCCTTTCTCGCGGTCAAAGCGGAAAGTATCCCGCTTGCATCAGGCAATTCAATCTGCATTTCCAATGCATGATTTGCGTGCCCTTTCGAGTTCGACTATGGAAGAATATCTCCGAGTTGCGCTTGATGCCTCCGATGTGCGGACGATGAAGGATAACTACCTTCTTGCGTCCGTGTTTAAGAGGTACCAGTCCGTTGATACCGACAATGTGGAAACGCGAGTTTCTGCTGCCCTCGATAAGTTGATGGATAGTGAGGTGAAGTGTGCGGAGACGAACAGGGTGTTTGCTGGTGGCCTTGATAGGTCCAACCACTGCATCCCGCTCGAATACCTGCCGCTTCTTGCACGGGCGAGGAAGCACGTGTCCCGTATACTCGGCCGGTTTCGACTGGACGAGTTGCCTAAAGCGTGTAACTTCACACCTGGTGCGACGACGGAGTTCACCCGAACAACGGGACAACTCTATAATAAGTGGTCGAAAGCGACACACTGTACGTCGCGAGCACAGCCATACGCTGAAGCGTTCATGCGTTGGTCCGGCATTCCGGGCTTCCAGCGCGACCTAAAGGTGAATGAATGCAACACCGTGTTCACTGTACCAAAGAACTTCGATCGTGATCGGACGGCTTGTAAGCCGGTGACGTGGAATGGGTTCCTTCAATTGGGACTCGGCACCATGTTACGTCGTCGATTGCGTAGAGAAGGGCTGCTGCAGCCGGACGCCCAAGAGTATCATGGGGTCTTGGCTAAAGTCGCTTCAATTGTCCCAGGTCTTGTGACTAGAGACTTGGCGTCCGCCAGCGATTGTGTTGCTG